CAGTTTCTCTATCAGGTACTTTTATTGTGATAGCTTCTCCTGCTACAAATGCTACACCTTTTTCAAAACAAACTTGTACTTCATCAGCCAATCCTGTACCAGATTTTACAATATGATAACCTGTAGTAGCTGATAACGTACTTTCTCCTGTTGCAACTGTGTTTGATAATGCTACTCTTGCTCTTGTTTTAGATTCTTTACCTATAAGTAATGAACCTTGAGGAATTGTAGCACCACCAGATATAGAAAGTTTTACTGGTGTAAATGCTGCACTTGGTAAAGTTGTACTTTCGGCAAATGAATTATTATCTGTAGCTTGTACAATTTTATATACTTTGTATAGGTCTGGATAGTACATATTAATTCTTCTATCTTGTGCAGACCATGATGAGTTTACTGCTGTAGTTCTTGAACTATCAGTATTTCTGATTTTTAAGACTCCGTATTTTAAAGTTTTTGTAATTTCTACAGCATCATCAATTCTTGTTCTTTTGTAATCACCATTTCTATTATGACTCCATTGCGAATCAGTTAAATTGGGTGTCACTGATAATCCACCTTCAGTAGAAGAAATAGTTGGTGGAGATTTGTACATCACTTCAAAGTCATTATCAAATGGAACTGTACCAGACCTTAATGTTTTAAATGTTTTATCTGAATTACCTAATAATTCACCACCTACATTTTTTAGTGTAGCACCAGAACCTGGAGTCCAATCAGTAAAGGCTGCAAAACCAACACCGTCTGAATCATCTTTTGCAGCTCTAATTCTTCTTACTTGAGAAAAGTCATATAATCTTGATGTTTTAATTTTAGATTTTACGGCTGTTAAAGCTCCTCTTGGTACATCGCCTGATAATTGTGCACCAACTGCGAAAGGAGCTGATGAATTAGTAATTAATATACCATTTCTTTGTTGAGATACTCCAGCAATTGTTTTTGTACCTGTAAAATCAGTCCAATCTGAATCATTTTTTACTGCAGCTCCTGCTCCGATATTACTATCTAATTTTATTACATGTCCAGTTTGTACTTTACCAATTAGTGTTGCTTTAATTTCTTCACCGGCGACATAAACTCCTTTATGTAATGATGTATGGTCTGAATCATAAGTTGAATTATCTGAATCACCAATTGTGATATGTTGAAACATCTTTATATCATGCATATAAAGTCTGCCTTTAGCAAGTCCACCTGCAGTTGATGTGACTTGTACACCATAAGGTCTACCAAATCCGATTGTAATACCATCTGAATCTTGTAATGCTAATTTATTTTGATATGAACCAATACCACCAGCCTGAGTTAATAGCATTCCTGATAAAACACCAGATGTCATATCATAAATATCTACGTAAGGTGCTCCTTTTATAGAAAGTTTTGAATTGAATTCTTTTTTAGCTTCAGTATTTCTGTCAATGTAAATATCTTTTGGTGCACTTGTTTCTAAACGATAACCATCAACATAAGCTATACCTGGAGAAAATGAAACACCAAATCTATCTGAATCTTCCCAAGAGTTTTCTCTAATTTTTGGCAAGAATTTTTTAACATAATATGAACCTGATTCTTCTCTACGTCTTTTTGCTAACTCATCTCCTAAGAAATTGTATTGAGGATTTTGAGAATTAGTACGACCTTGAATTGCTCTTTCAGTATCACCGACAATAACACCGTTATTAATTTCTATTTGTTTATAAAATGTCGGATCAGAACCTTGGTCAAGAGTACTTTTAATTAGTACACTTATAGAGTTTTGTAATCTGTTTGCACCAGGTGCACCTTCATTAGTACTACCACGAGCATTATCAAATAACGTGGCATCATCATTTGCAGTAATCGCTTTTGAAGTGATAGAAAATCCAATAGCCGCTGTTGGCCTATTTGTAGTCGATGATACAACTACATTTTGTTCATTTATTCTAGTAAAAAATCCATCAATGTAATACACACCATTTTTTATTGTTGCCACTGCAGATTTAGAAACTTTTGAAAATACGTTTACATGTGATATAGTGCTTCCTGGGTTATCAGCTGTTTTAGCATAGATAAAACCTTCATCACTATCAGTAAATTTTTTGCTTGTAATATATGTAAAGAATATTGAACCCGCTGTAGCACTTTCATTAATACCAGTAGGTGTTTTTAAGACTTTTGCTTGTACATCTCCAGCTTGGTTTGTAATTAATGTTTCAGAAAAATTACCTATATTACCTTCTACTGTACCAGTATCTGCACTTGTTAGTGGAAAGTTAACATTACCAGACCCTGATATAAGAGTCATTGCATGAACATCAAAGTTTACATGAATATTTCCTTCATTAACTCTTGAACCATCTTTAAATACATGGTCACCAAATCTTTGAATCTGATTTTGTGTAATTGTTTGTAGCTGACTAAGTTCACGAGATTGTACGGCAAAGCCTGGTCTAAACAAGACTCGTAAATAATCCTTTTTTGGATCGTAATCGTCAAAATAAGGCGATACGTTTAAATTAATTGTTGACATGTATAAATCTCTTCATTCTATTTATTACAATCTCAATAGTATATTCAAAGATTCTATCTGATCTTTTGATCTTTGTAGTGCTTTTTCCAAGTAATCTACTGATAGAAACTTACCGCTATTAAATTTTATTTCAGCACTAGTAGCTTTTTTAATTACATTGTTATGTGCTGTTGAAATTATTGAATCACTATCAGTGAAAGTTTTTCTTAACTTCCCAGAGTTAATGTAAAAAACATCTTTACCACTGACTGCTATTACCTTTCCAGCTGTGTCTGAATCACCATTTTTAAAGAAGGTGTCATTGATAGAAAATAAAGCTGTATTATCACAGGTAATTTTTTTAGCAACTGTATAATAATCTTTTGTACCAATTAAATTTGTAGATGCATCAATAGGATTTTTCATTAAACCTATCATAGAAAACTCACCAACTGCTAAATCTGCAAATCCGTTTTCTAAAGGTATCACCCTTGAAGTTAACATAACATCTCTTGCTTGTAATTCGTCTCCTGCATCAGCACCATGACCAAGTCCAGGTGATAAATCTAATCTATAACATTTTAGTTCTGAATCATTCTCAGAATCAACAGCATAAGGTAAAGCTGTATAACCTTTACCATATTGAATAACTTCAAACTTCCAAACTGCTGATTGTTCGCTATCTCTCGTAGCAATTGCTTTAAATACTTGTGTAGGTGTAGCACCAGTACCATCAACACCTCTCATTTTTACTGTATTTTTACTTGTGAAACCTCTTAATTTATCTGAGTCAGGCCTTTCATTTGGACCATGTTTAATTCGTACATTAAAGATAGAACCAGAAATTGCATTATTTTGTACTTGCAATTGATCATATCTTGATGTACCACTTGTGACTGTTTGAGATTCTTCTCTTGATACTCTTTCTGGTACAGGCATAAAATCTTCAGTCATGAATAAAATTGCATCTGAATTTGTAATTGTGTACATATACTGCCACCAGTGGTTATCAGATGTTTTAAATGGTAATGATGATGAACCAGTAGGAGCAACAGTTGATGCTGTGAGAGAAGGTGCAAATAATACTTTATACACATTTTGGCGTGGAACACCCTGTACAATTTCTGTAGACATTACGTAGTAATCACTATCATTAGAAGTATCAGTATTCCAACCAGAATAGACTCTGTTTTTTACCCAGTTCTTTCTTTGAATAACTCTTGATACACCACCTGGTAAGACACGGTGCATTGTGACTATATTTTTATATACGTTAATTAAATCTGAATCGGTGACGTTTTCTGAAAGGTCTGAATCATGAAATGGATAATCTTCTGAATCTGTATAAGCAATATACGCATAATAGGTATCATCATTTGAAGTATTACGAACTTCGTCTCTTGCTGATTTTGCAATAAGTGTTTTAAGTTCTGGTGTTATTTTACCAATTGTTGCCATTAATTTTTTCTCTTAAACTCAAGGTTCTCTTTGTAATCAGAGTCAGTAATAGTCCCTAATAGTTGCGTTGTATTATTTATTCCAGCACCAGAAGGATATGTAGAGGAAACAATAATAGTATTTCCACCACCGAGATAGTTTCCAAAAGCTCTAGAGCTTCTTGGTGATTTTACATCTGAAAAACCTCTTACATTTTCAATTGCGAATCTGTTTCTAATTTGGCTATCTCTTATAATTTGATCTGAATCCATTTCTGAGTCTGGAGCAATATACGTAATATTACCTAACGCGACATCTTTACCAGGTATTCTCCAACCTTCATTATATTCTGAGTCTCTTAAAGAATTAAAGATATTATATTTTCTTTCGTAAGCATCTATATCATAATACGTTGTACCATTTTCAACAAATACTAATTCTTTATTTAGTCTCATAGCTGTGTTAAAATCTTGTGACTTACCTATTCTAATTTCTCTTGTTCTATCAATGGCTTGAGCAAAGGTATCTACATCAGTATCACTATCTTTAATTCTGTTATAGTCAATTTTTTCAAAGGTGGAAACTGTTAAAGCATCAAATCTTTGAAAAATATCTTTAGGAATTTCAGAATCATAAACTCTAAATTGTTCAAAGTCTTCATACTTAATTTGTGAAATACCAATTGTCTCAACATTATTATATCTTTTTGCACTATGGAATTCACTTGGAACATAATGTGTTTTAGTATTATTTACTCTTGAAAGACGTGTAATTTCACTATCATGTTTTTGTGTAGTCATTGAACGTTTAAAGAAGTCTGAATCAAAACCATTTCCTAATATTAATTTACCATCACCTTTTCTTGGTGTGAAGTACATACCAAATTTGACTTTTAAATCTGAATCTGAATCAATTGCACTTCTTACATAATTATAATGTCCTTCACTGTCAAATATAGTCCAAACTTTATGTACTAGCCCTACAGGTTCATAATCAAAGAATGAATTACCTCTTTGAGAAAGAATAGATGATTCTACGTTTCTTTGAGTATAATCGGCAGTTAAGAATGTACCCGAAGCATCATTTGTAGGTGATACAATATTAAATGGGTTGGCACCAAATGCTATGGAATCAGCAAATACAGCTACACCTGCAGTGGACTTATCATTAAAGAAATCATCATCGGCATCAAAGGTAAGATTTGCAACTTCACTTCCAATATCAGTAGTAGGTTTTACAACTTCAGAAGTTTTAGTATCTGCTAAAGTGTTAACGTTTAATTCACCAAATAAGTAAAGTCCAGCTGGATGTAAGGTATCTTTAATTGGACCTCTCCAAGAATTCATATTTAAGTCAGACTGAATGATATATGAATATTCTGAAACTGTAAAGTTATCTCTAAGTACACCACCTGATACTGAACTTAAGAATCCACTTTCATTTAAGAATGTTTTTTCTGTTTCTGTTGTTAATGGAAATTTAACATTAATTTTTGGAGAACCAAACTGTACAACTGTGTTAGATACAGGGAAAGTTTCTTGTGAAAGTTTTGAACCATCTTGTGGATTTACTTTTATAACTCTAAGTAATGCATGAGGTATCTTATCAAATGTATCAATATCACTATCATTTGGAAACTTCATAGAGACATTTAGTGTTGATACAACTTGTTCACTATCAGCTTTACTTAATGTAAAACTAGTACCGTCAGTAGATTTAGTTGTGACTACACCACCATAACCAGTACTTACAAAAGTACCAATATTTTTAGATGTACCTTTACCACTACCATCTGAATCTGCTTCATCAGCTGATACAAAAACTTGTGAAGTATAAGTTTGTGTTAGCTCTGAATCATTTGCAGCTGAATTTTGTAATTGGTTAATATGAAACTTATCTAATCTATAAAGTCTTGGGTCATTAATTTTAACTGGAAAAGCCTGTACAGCATGTCTTGGTAATGGGTTTTGAATAATAGGAACACTAGCATAACCACTTACACCAGAACCTCCTAAAACATTAAAGATTTGGTTTCCATTATTATGACCTAAAGTCGATGAATTAAAAGAATCTGAGTCTAATGCTACAGTTGTTCTATCACTGTCTCTTCCAAAAGAATGTGTTGGACTCCAAGTTCCATGTGAACTACCATCAGTTATTTGACCAAAATGATAACTATTATCACTATCATAAATTTCAGAATCATTACCACGAACGTTTGAAGGATAACCATATTTTTGTCCAGGTTTACCTGCAACTCTTGTGGTTGATGTAATCTTATCCCAACGAGCTGTGGCTGTAGCACCAAGATATCCTGGTTCGGCTCCTGTGATAGATGCTGTTTTTCGTAAATTTCCTCTTCCATCTGAATCTATATTTGTTATAGGTTCTTCCGCACCAGCCCAAGCACTTACCCATCTTGCCCATTTACGTGGACCTGTTTCACCTTCATTCCAAGAATAATAAGTTGGTGTGACACCTTGAATATCAAACTCTGAATCTGATTTCCATCTTTCTATAAAGTCACTGTCACCATCAGAATCATAATACTTAACACTTCTTATTTTCCAGTTATAATTTTCTGAATCCCACGCCACTGGCATTTTAATTAGTTTAAATTTATTACCACTCTTAAAAAAGTATTTCCTGTTTGATGAATAGTTTACATAATGGTCATCAATTCTTGTTTGATTGTTTAATCCGAATGCAAAGGTTGAACGAAATTTACCTTGAGCATATTGCATACTTCTAATACCATTTTTATGAAACTGAGCTTTATGTTTGTCAAAGTTTCCAGGATAGGAAACTCCTAAAATTATTGAGGTATTAGATAAAACTCCATCTGAATCAAGATCACTACCTGGAGCAAATCTTAGATTAAAGTCACTATTATCTTTACCTTCATACAAATAGTTTGTACCAAGTTCTTCTGTACCAGACCAATATAAAGTATCACTATCATTACAAATACCATCAGAGTCTTCTATTTTTAAATTAATTGTTATGACTTCACTATCATGTCTCATACTGCCAGCATCTGAATCTGGTGAAAAGTGTTGGAATTCTACTACGTTTCCAATATCAATTGACTCTTGATTTGCAATTCTTACTGAAAAGGGTGATACAGTTTGAGGTACACCAAATTGGTCTGAATCAAAGAAACCTGTTTGAGGTGTAGATACTTCTAATATTTTACCTACCTCTGATGAAAGACCTCTTGCATCTAATCCAGTTCCATCAGTTGTTCTTATAAAAGGCTCTGGTATATGTGTGTATTGTCCTTTTTGAATAATAGGAACTATTACTGGTTCAAAATCTTCAGATAAATAACCAGTTCCTCCTAATCTCACTTGACTTCCATCAATTTCTGTGACAGCACCTTCAGCATCTACGGCTGTTACGAAACCTAAAGCACCAGCACCATCAACACCACCGGGACTTACAAACTCTATAGTATCTCCAACTCTATAACCTTTACCACGGTTACGAATCATGACTCTATCAATTTCACCTGATTGTATTTTAGAAACTTGTATTGGAATACTATTTGCAGTATCATTAACAAAAAACTTATCACCTACTCTAAAACCAGCTCCACCATCTACAATTGACGTATTACCAATGTGATTAAGAAGTTTTACTTTTACTACTTTTGAAGTATCAGTAGAGTCTCTTAAAATTACTTCTCTACCTTTTACTAATCTTCCACCCATATCTGAGTCAGGATTTTTAGTAAGATATAAAGTTAGAACTGTATTGTTATTTTTTGTGACACCAGTAAATGTACCATCAAGAACTGTAAGTATGTTTGCAGATGAATCACTATCTACAGCATCACTATCTAATCTAATTGTAGATAACTCATAATTGAAGTCACCTAAATTAGTCTCATTTAAAACTACTTCAGCTTTTATCTGTGTAAAGGATGTAAAAAGAGATTCAGAAGCTTGTATGATTTGTGTTTTTGGTTCAAATACATCAGCTTCTTTTCCAAATAACATTCTAAATAAAAGCTTAAATGCATTTGGAGTTCCTTTTGCTAAGTAAACATCTCTTGCTTTTTTAAATATGATTTCATCTGAAACAGCATTACCTGTAATTGTGAAAGGTGTTAATTGTCTTCTAAAATATTCTTTAAATTCTGTAAGTGTGGTATCAACGTCTCGGTAAGCTTCAGCATTTTGAATTAAGTCACCAGCATTTGGAACTGTTTTAAAAAGATTAAGTGCTGATGTAGAGTCACTATCGTTTTGTTGTTCTAAATATTCATAATATGCTTCTACAAATAACTGGAAGTTCGGATGTTCAGATTTTATGAACTCCGGTAGCTGCTTTTTTATTATTGGCAGTATGTGTTTTGCCATTACTTAGCTCTCGATACATTAAACAAGTTTAGTGAAGCTTTATCATTTTTATCGATGGCTATCACTGTTGAATCTCCGACTGATATTTGTAATAAGTAATTTCCTGAAGTAAGTACATCAAAAGAATCTGGTATAGCTATGAATCCAATCTTTGAATCTTCTGGGTCAAAGTCACTAATATTAACTTCTCCAGTTTCATAGTCTACAGTACCTGCAGTTGTATTTACTATTATGTTATCATCACCGATTACGTCTACTAATCTAAGAACACCTTTACCATCATCCATAAATTTAGAAAATGTATCTCTACCTGACCTTTTAAATTGTGTTGAATTTATTACACCACCAACTGAAGCTTCTCCAGCATAAGGGGCTGTAAATAATCTATTATTAAAAGAGAAAGATGCATTATCTAAAACTCTATTTTTAGCATTTACATCAAACCTTAAATTTATTCTTGGGTTTGCTGATACTATAGATTTATCTAAGTCTAAAATTTCTTGTGTTAGTTTAGATACTGAAAAACTTTCTAAGAAATCACCAATATATGAAGTGTTTAGTACATTGTAAAGTGCTAAAACTTTTGCTTCAAGTACTTCTTTACTCGTAGTTAATTTCGATGCATCATATTGTACAATTGTTTTTGCTATAATTCTTGTAATTTGCGGGTCAACAACCTGTGGCGTTACTGTCACTAGATTAAATTTTGAAAGTATATCTCTAGTAATAGTTAATTTTGCTTGTGCCGTAAGTGCATCACCAGACTTTGGTTTAATAGAAAAGAAAACTTTACCTGGTTTACCTACAGTTTCACCGCCATATACATTTAACGCTTGTATATCAGCATATTCTTTTTTCAAAATTGCTTTATAATCATTTTCAGTCACAGCTCTAAACTGTGCTTGAAAGAAATTAGGTGCATTGTCTTTAATTTCTTTAATAGTTTCTATTGCTCCACCACCTTGAGCTTTTATAGTATTCACTATTGTGATATCATTTCTACCAGCAATTGAAGGTGTGAATGCATTTACTCCATTTGCATCTGAACCATTTGTGACTATATAAGAAACTAATACTTCATCACCAGCATTTAAGGCTTGGCCGAGTATACCATTACCAAACATAATTCTATGTGTAAGGTCTCTAGTTTCTTCTATAAAATAAATTGTACTTAAATTATTAACATCATTAGTACCTTGAGTTTCATTTGACACTGGAGTCCATTTAGAACCATTTACTGAAACCACAATAGTACTTGTGTCTATATTTTTATTTAGTAAATCAAATTTAGGAAAAGAAAGATTAGATGAATTAGGTACAAATCTTTGAGTAATAGAATTACCTTCTACAATTTCAACAACTAAATCTTTTGTGGTACCATTTGTTTCAGAAGCATCATATTGAACTGAATATGCTTTTGTAGTAAAAAAGTTATATGTTGTTGTTCCATCTGAAGCTGTAAATAATGAACCTATTGGAAGTTGATAAAGATTAGCTCCACCAACTTTTGGAATTCTTAATGTGATTGTACCTTTTGAACCACGTGCTGAACGAGGCTGATAATTTAACATCTTAGCAATAGACAATACATTGTTTCTCATAAGAGCTGTATCTAAGAACATCTCATTTACAAGATAGTTTGCAGTTAAGTTATTATAATGTGTATTGTATGCTAAAATATCTACCAGTGTGTTTAATGCTGAACCAGTAAAATCATAGTCGGAAAAAGTAGAATCGTTTTTAAAATATGTAATTATATCTTGTTTTATATCTTTAAAATCTGGATTAGCTACTACCGGTCTTTGGTCTGCCATTTATTACCTCAATCTTTCAAGTACGAGATTTACCTCGTTATTAGTGTTTACATCAAGCAACTCATAGGTAATTCCTATGTTGTATGCATTCGCTTCAACTAAATCTCCGATAGCTATTTTTAATACTTTTACTCTTGGCTCATGGTTTTTTATAGCTGATTCGATTACTCGTCTCATATTTTGTATGGTGATACTATCAACTGGTTCAAAAAGTAAAGCCCTTGCATCAGAACCAAACATCGGTTGAAATGGTCTTTCATAAAAAGATGTTTGTACTATATTTTTTAAAGCTTGATTAATAGCAGAGTCACCTTTTTTCATTACTAAATCGTTAGTAAGTGGATGTTTTGTAAAATTTAAGTCAAAGTCTAAATATTTACTTTTTCGTTGAAATGTCTCTTGTATCGCCATGAATTATTTATTACCGCAGAATAAATAAATCATAAACATGTTTATAATTGGTGATTAATGGCTTATAACGATTCCGAGATAAGACCTTTTCAGACCGACGTAACTGGCTTACGTTCTGAATGGGCAAAAGTCTCTAAAATATATGACAAGCGCGGCATTACCGCAATGGATGAAAGACGTCTCTCTGACGACTTAAAAGCCTATGTCAAATACATAGCCGCCAATATGGACTCCGATACTATCAATGGTATTGATCAAAGAGTAGATTCAGATTCACTTGTACAATTTTTCGGTAAGCCAAACACTTGGAGTCGTTCAAGTGCAATCGAAAATAATACTAACATAGGAGATACTGAATGGGCTAAGGTAAGAAATTTCTTAGATGCTATTCCAGTAGCTTATGATGATGGAGCTGGTAATCAATATACTGGTGCACCTCATGCAGTATTAACTGCAGATTCTGATGGGTCAGCTAAATGGGTAAGTATATTAACATTATTAAAAGGTTATCTATTACATTTTTTAAAGTTTGACCGTGTTGAACTTAGAAGAATGCAAGGTGAACTAAATGTAGTAAAAAATGATAGTGAAGGTTTTAAATCAGTTGCTCAAAACTTACCAGCACATCTAGATTCTGATGGACCCACAGCTACAAACTTACTAGAATCTTTATTAAATTATTTTGACGATACAGCTTTAGGTTTAGGCTTTAATTCTAGTGTCACTACTAAATTCTTAGTACCATTCAACAGAGATATATCTTATGGTGCTATAAGTGTAGATTCAGATACAAATAACCTTGTAGATTCTGATACAAATAGAAATAGATTATATTACATTAGAAGAAAATTAGCTGATACAGTAATTACAGCTATTATGCTAGATTCTGACTATACAGATGCTGGTCACACTAGACAATATGGTCAAAACTTGCTTGCTACTAGATTATTTACTGTAAAAGATAAGATTACTAGAAGAAATGCTCAAATGCATGCTACAAACTTTAACTTATTTTACGAGTACTTACACTTTGACTGGATTGCAAGAGATTCAGAATTCTCTGGTAATGCTGGTGCATCAGGTACTATTGATGCAAACTTTGGTAAAGGTGTACTTGTAGATTCAGATACACAGGGTTATTCTTTAAATTATGATAAACATGTCAATCCAGGTCTAATTAATACTTTAGAAGATTCTGATTATGTTTCATTGCTTGTTAGAAGAAATCAGTTCTTCTGGGGATTCATGGGTCTAAGACTTGGAGCTACAGATTCTGATAGATTAATGTTATTAACTGATTCTGATTACAAAACCAGAGCTACAAGCGGTGGTAAAAAGAAACATACAAATTATTATAATTATCATCCAGGATTTTTAACACGTTTTAAACAAATTAATAAGAGCTTTACTGAAAGAGTAATGCTTGGTTATCTTAATCGAGATGTAGATTCAGATAATAAATTGCATAGGTCTAAAATATGGCAGCCATTAAGTGAATATGTCAGAAGTAATGATAGTGATTTAGAAAAATTTAGAAGAAGTATACTAACTTCTATGAATGATTCTGATAGAATTACAATAGCAAATGATATTGTTATGAGAGCTATTGATTCAGATTCAGATGATGGCCTTGCAATAAAAAATAGATTAACTGATATAGTTATCAATCAACTTATAAATCAAGACTCAGAAAACAGTTTAATACAAAGTGTTGCTAGAAAAGAAATTCTTAAAATGGATTCAGATTCTGAGTTAGTTTCAAGAACATTTACACACTTACTTAATAGAATATCTGAAAGTGCAGTAGCATCTGACTCAGATTCTATGGGCAGAGATTCTGACCTAAGAGTAAGATTTGACAATTTAATTTTAGATAGAGTACAAAGGCTAGATTCAGATGATTTAAACAGTGGTACAAATTTAAAATCAACATTACGTAAAAACTATATACAAACATTTGATTCAGATTCTGATTTACAAAAACGTACTGCTATAGGTGCTATCCAAGCAATGAGAGATGATAGTGATATCCTTAAAACTCAACTTAGTACATTACGAAGTAAATTAAAAACAATTACACAAGAACATATTGTACATGATTCAGAAGGCAGTTATTCATCATTCCAATTTACTATGCCTAAAGGAAATCATCCACCTACAAATACTGATGTAGCTGTATTCTTAAATGGTGTATTACAAATGAATTCAACATCACAAAATAAACTTGGTACAGCAGCCGTAAATCATACTGTAGATATATCATCATCAGCTGTATCAGCCGCTGGAGTGATTACACTTAACTTTGCTGTTAACGTTCCAATTTCAGATGTCATAACAGTAAAATATACAACTTATCAGAAATAGGATAAATAGAATATGGGAACTAAGACAAGAGATTTATCAAAACTAGGAGCTGGTTTTGTTGTAGATGGAAATAAATCACGTATTGATAGTGATAATACAATTGAAACATTTACCACATTATCTGTAAAAAGAGATAATTCTAGTTATAACTCTGGAAAAGACAGTGATATATTTGTTGTAAATCCTGACCAAGCAAATCCTACAATTGAAACCAGACACTCTACAAAAATTAAAGATAAACTTGTATTTGATAAAGTACAAAAAGATGCTAATAGAAATGTAGCAGTAGATACAGCAGCAACAGTCAATTTACGTGCAGGACAACACTTTGATAGTGATTTAATAGATGCAGTTGTAGATGCAGTAATTGCAAAAGGTAGAAATGATTTAGATAAAGTAAATAGTAATTATCATCCTAAATTAGCACAATTACAAGCTGAGATGGCTACAAGGCTTATGAGCGATATGAATGCTGATAAAGGACCTACAGTTGGACAGTATTTAAGATGGACAGGTAATAAGTATGAACCACAAGACCCTGATGCAACTGGTAATTTTACTATTGACTTTCAATCAGCACAGGTTTCACCACAAGCTATTACAGATTCAGATACTAAAATAGGTTTTTCAAAAGTAATTTCAAATGCAAATGCTTTAGTATTTGTAAATGGTCACTTACAGCCAGTGGATTCAGATGCATTTGGTGATGGTCAATCTCCAACTGGTGCTGGTACATCTACAAGAGATTCAGATTCCGACAAGTATGCAATTATTGATTATAAGATACTTGCAAATGTCACAACAAAAGATGTAGACCAAGTAGTATCAGGTCCAGCAGATGCGATTAAGTTTTATGGTAGTTTAAAAGCAAATGATGAAGTATCAGTTATATCACCTATTGATGAAACTATAGCTCACTTTTATAAGAACTTTAGATTTGCCGACTCAGACTTTGTAGTTCTGCGTAAATCAAGAAGAGCTGATTTAAGTGCTAATGGTACACACCAAACATTTAGAATGATTGATTCAGATATTTACAGTGATTCTGATTTAATTGTTTCAAGAGTTGGTGGTAATCCTCTTATCTTCTTAAATGGTATTAACTTATCTCAAAAACAAGGAGACTTTTATTTCTGGGATTCAGATTCTGACCAAGTAAATACATATAAAACTTCTAGAGTAATAGCATTTGATTCAGACCAATTCTTAAAAGATTCAGATGAATTATCAGCTGTATGGATAAGAAACGTATCAAACCAATTAGGTGGAAACAGATTACCTTCCGAAGCATTCCAAACATTAGAACATACATTTACTGTAAATGATTCAGACCACCCAGGATTTGCTACAGGTTTAGTAGATTGTTCACCAGTATTACAAACATCAAATGACCCATTCAATGTACTAGTATTTTTAAATGGTGTATTATTATCACAAACACCTGTCTTAGAATATCAAGTAAATGGAAATGATATATTGTTCCCATCTAGACTTAATGTTAATGACTTTGTAGCTATATACTCATTTAGTGGTCCAACAGCTGGAGTAAGTACTTTAGGTCAATTATCAAATGTTGATGAGGCTGTAGATGGTCAACAACCAAGCATAGGTGAAGCACTAGTATATTCTGGTGGTCAATGGACACATCAATTCTCTGACCAAATTAAAGAAACACCACTAACATCAGCTTGGATGAGAGTTTCATTTGATTCAGATAATGGTCCTAATCCTAATAAGATTATTGATAGAGCTACTTATGGATTTGATTCAGATCAACTAAAATATTCAAGACATTCAGAAGGTGTTTATTTCTTCTTATTAGATTCAGAAGTAGTACCAGTAAATGATACAAATGGATTCTATATGTCCATGGCAGTGTCAACTTGTGCACCACAGGGTCAACCTATATTTTCATCAATAGATGCTCAAGGCGCAAATGCAGTAGCACCTGGTCCAGGAGCCGATTCAGAAACTGGTAAAACAATAGATGTCTTTGGTGGTAAACCATTAATTGCAAATCCAAACAATAGAGCAATCAGAGTACGTACGTGGGATGCTAGTTCTAATCCAATTGACCCAATACAAATGAATGTACAAGTCTGGTTTAAGCGACAGTCTGGATAATAAATATAGTAGGAGAAAATATGGCAAAGTCAAAAACTAGAAGATTCGCAGAATTACCAAATTTAGTACAACAAGATGCGAATGCTAATATAACGAATATCATTACACAAGGTATTACATCAAACACTTTGACAGTAAGTGGAAATGTAAGTGCTGGTGATGGAGCGTTTAATAGTTTATCTATGACTGGCTCTCTAGGAAGTGTACAAAGTTTAACATCAAATGATAGTGTCACTGCTGGAAGTTTTGTCACAACAGTAATTCATACAGGCGTGGGCACTGTCACAGTACCTACTGCAGGTTGGATAGCTGGTTCACAATTATCCATAGTCTCTAACGGTACACTAACAATAGATTGGGGAACCAGTGCTAAAGGAACATCATTAGGCAATGCTGCAAAGATGGCTTCAGGAACTTTTGACGGAAGTAAATGGTTCTTCTCTGAAGCATCGGCAGGGTAAAATGCATGTACTTACTCAATACTATAAAAAAATAACTTCAGACCAAGTAGGTTTTCTGCTTGAACCCTCAGAACAAGAAAGAAACAATGCTACATCCGTAGTAATTGAAGTGCCTGAAGGTATCAATATTACATCATTACCTGGTGTAGCAGCTCTCACAATTCCTGAATTTCCAAATGCTAACTATATTAAAGTAGTAGTTAACGGAAATATATTAGGTGCTGGAGGATTTGGTTCTGGTGGTGGAATAGAAAACAATACAAGAAATACACAAATTAGACCGTGGGGAAGTGGTCTTGTAAGAGGCGGTGGTGCTTCAACAGGTGCTGTAAGAGATGCCTTTAATGGACCTGTAGATTTAGTAAATGGTAATAAGAGTGACTTGCCAAGAATCTTTAATTTTTAGGATGATATGTCAGATAAAATTTCAAAAACTAGAAAAATCGCAAATGCGGTAAACCCAAACGGTCCTGGTGGAAAGTTCTTTTTATCAACTGACTCTGATGCAATACTTTTCGGTAATAAAAATAATACATCATTAAAACTAGGTACAATTAATGTAGGTACTGATGGTGACCGTACACATTTTACAAGAACATCAAGAAATCTATTATTCCCACTAAATAACAGACCAGATTCAGACCACTTTAACAGATTTTCATCTACTAATCTACCATCTGCTAGACCATTTCAAGATGCAATCATTGGTAGTGACTCAGATAATTCACTTACAACTTTTAAAGGAAACTTCTTTCTTGGAGAAGATATAGGTGGTTATTTGTTAGATGACTTTACAAACCGCCATAGAAAATATCCTTTAGATTCTGATATGATTTTTGGACATGGAACAGGTTCACAAGCAATTGCTTATCTTGAAGGTAGAAAAATAAGTAGGTTTAAAACTCGTGGTGGTATCATGTTTGGTAGAAAACATGGTGGTCAAACTATGAATATTGCAAGAGTATCAGGTGAAAATACACCATTGCAATTCGGATATCCTAAAACTGCTGGTAATGTACATGATTCTGAAAACACTGTATTCACAAGTTTTGGTACTTTAGACTTACAAGGTAGAACTTTATTCAAATCAACTGATGTGAATTTAGGATTTTTAGGACATGATTCAGATTCAGATAATGGTTTTGCATTTGAATATAATAGTTCAGGAAATACAGGTTCTTCTAAAACTATGAGTGCTCAAAATGAACAATCAATGAGCTCATTTATACAAGGAAAACAAGTAGGACATAAATCATATGTAAATATGACAGGTGCTACATTAACAGGAACTGGCACATTTAAGTTTGCACCTATACATAATTCAAGTGGAACAATAGTAAGAAATTCATCATTAAGTGTATCTGATATTAGAGATTCAGATGGCACACTAACAGCAAACCATTCTGGTAGTGGTCATAATATAATGACTGTAGATAGTGATGGATTCACTATAGGCTCCACAAACGTTTCTATACCTAGTAAGTATAACTTAACTATAATAAATGCAGCTGGTTCAACAGTTGCTACAATAAAGTTTATAGACCCAAGTTAGGATTAAATAGAATATGCCACAGAAGAGTAAAACAAGAAAACACGCAGATATAATCAGTTCATTAACATTTAATGATGCTGGTGATTTAACAGGTTTTGAAAATCCTCAAAGCATCACATTACCTGGTTTAGAAGTCACAGGTAATTCTATATTCAATGGTAATATAGGTGTTGTAGGAAATGCAGTATTTACTGGTGCTACTATTGATATAAAACAGGGTGGTATTTTTCTTGGTTCTGATTCAGATAGTTTTAATGGTACTGCAATATTCTATGGTACTGATTCTGATGATGTATGGACAAACTATGGTACAACAAATCAAATAGGTAAAACATATCTCAGAGGAAATGTAGATGTTGAAGGAACACTTAATGTCAAGTCTTCTGGAACAATTACATTTAACTCAAATGTCACCATACCTAATTTAACTATGAACTCTGGTTCTACACTTACTTCTACAGGTAAGTCTACATTTACAAATTTGACAACAGCTAACTTCACACTCGGTGGTACAACTGTATCTTCATTTAATACATTTACAATAGAAAATACCGGTGGAACAGCACAATTTACAGGAAAGACTTTTGCTTAGTATCTCTCCTACAGCCAAGCATTACATTAAAGAAAAATTAGCTACTCAAGAAAAAAAGTATGCATTTCTTTCTATCAAAGGTGGAGGATGTGCAGGATTTGAATACACTTGGGATTTTACTAATAGTGAAGATGATGGTGTACTAATTGAAGATGTATTAGTTGTTGATAAAATAGCTGAATTACATATATTAGGTTCAGAGGTAGATTATGTGCAAGAATTTTCTGGCTCACAACTTGTTATTAGAAATCCTAATGCATCTATGTCTTGTGGATGTGGTGAAAGTTTTTCTGTTTAATAACCTATTGCGTGAATAACATCAGACATAAACAAAGCTTTTTCATCAGCTCTTCTTCTTACAAGTCCATTTAAAACTTTACCACCAGCTTTTCTCCATTTAGGAAACTCATTTGCTGCACCTTCATAATCACCACGATTTAATTTTTGTCTGAGTGTGGATGCTTGTAGATTACCTAAGCCAACATTAAAAGAAAAAGATACTAAAGCATCAAACTGATTTTGTGTAAGTCTTGTAATAGGAATTAATGTATTGACACCACTTTCAAACCTTGCAAGGTCTTTTTTTAAAATGTCATCAACTTCTTCTGAGGTAAATGTCTTATTCCATTCTTTTGGTAAAGATTTACCATTACCAATTAAATGTCCAACTCCAACTGTCCATAAACCAATGGGGTCTTGATAAGGCTGATATCTAACACCTTCATGGTGTTTAATCATCTTAATACAATTATTGCTTGTCTTTGTTGGATTGCTCATCTGGTTTGTTTTGTTCTGTGTAGGCTTTGACGAAGGCTTCAAGTCTGTTTCTGACCTTCCCCACAGGTTCCATTTCCACGCCATCAAATGCTCCTCGCTTTACGCAAACGTCTATAATTTTAATACTATCCGCTATGTCACGGATGTTTAGCTCAGCCTCTGGCTTTTTCGCTTCACTCATAATTTACTCCTTTATTTTTTAATTGCTCTTGAACCAAACCAAAATGCTACAATTGCTGCAAATATAGACCTAGTTTCTTCAGACCATAATGCATTTGTAATTGCTTCTATATCTCCACCTTGTGTTAGTACTACATAAGCTGCAACTCCTTCTACAAAGAAGAATATTGCAAAAAACAAATATGTAATAACTGGTCTAACTGAAGAACGCAAATTAGTAATCCATTGAGCTGCACCTTTACCCATTTCAGTATCATGTACTAAAAGTTGAGAATCTCTTTGTGTTTCAGCAGCTTGCATCATAGCGTCAGCTTTATAAGTAGCTAGTTTTTCTTCACGCTCCATTTGCATAGCCATGACTTCTATTTCATGTGCTTTGTCTTTTTTATCTTGGAAAAAGTCTAGAATTTTAGGAACAAAAGACGTACCAAATCCAAGAAATGTTGATAATAATGTTAACATAGTTTACCTTCCTATTTAAGCTTCGCAACTTGTTTTATGATTTTGTCTTTAGTTTGTCTTCGGTCGACTTCATAATCAAATTGACGTGCATATTGTTCAAGCTCAAGTTTCGTCATTGCTTTTAATTCTGAAACTTGCTTTACCTTAGGAGGAACGACTATCCTCCAAATTGTTTTAAATATATTCATAATAATATAACCTCAGTTTATTTATTCCTATAAATCAGATTTATTAAACTAAACCATTTGCTGTTTCATAGTCTGCAAGTATGGCTAACTGTTCTTGTATATCTTCTCTTTGCCAAAAAGCCAATAGTTCATCCATCAATTTTCCGTGAGCATCACCAATTGCTTTATCTGCTGTGTATAAACCATATTCTCTACTATCTCTTTTTATTGGTAAATATAATTCATCATAAAATCTGTATACAAAAAAACCTGGATATTTTGTTTTATCATACCAATCAGGATTATCAAAGAAAGGATGTGCACCAAAAATATTTTTACTTGCTAAACCTTTTTCCATGGCAGAGGAACCATCAATAAGTTCAGATGTTAACGTATCGGTGTATTCATAATCTTGATAAAGTGATAGATATGTTCTATATTCTTCAAATGGAAATACATCTTCTGGCCACTGACCATCTTGCCACATATTAAAAAATTTTTTATAACCACTTTTCTCTGCTATTACTTTAGCTGCTGCGTACTTTTTTTTGACTTTCTTATAATATTTTTTTACATCTTTACTTTTTTTAGTCAAACCAAGTTTATCTTTCTTTATAAATTTTGTTACGCCTTTTTCTACTTTATCATATGCCAAACTAATTTCTGCTTTTGCAACATAATAATCAGATTGTGTATATTTTCCACCACCCAGTGAAGTTTTTGTAGAAGAATCTTCTACAGTCTTTTCTACTTCTTTGGGTTTTTCAGCTGCTTCATTTGGTTTAGCTTCTACCAATGCCTTTTCAACTGGTTCACCGTCTTTATCTAATTCTACATTAGGTACATTTTTACAGATATCAAACGACTTACCACCCAAAGCATCTGATATAGCATCTTCAGCTCCAGCTGCAATTCCAGCAGCTCCTTGGAGTACTGGGTCTAATACATTTTTAAGAGCACCAGTTAAAACACCTGCACCTAAAGCTTTACCAAAATCTTTTTCTATTGCAAGTACTGCAGCACCTACGGCTAATCCTTCTTTTAAACCTTTTATTTTTTCTAATTCTACTTGTAGATTTTTTGGTTTAGGTATTTGTGAAACCAACTTATCTTTAATATCACCTTTGATAGATTCAGCTTTATCTTTAAATTCTTGCAACTTATCCAAATCAACACTATCTTTTAAAGTGTCTGCCATATCCTTTGTTTTTTCAGTTAAAGCTCCTAAAGCTTCATTTGCTCCACACTTACTCATTACCCACCTGCAAATACATCTGGTGAACCTTCATTAGAAGCATTTGCAACCCAACTACCATGACCACCAGTTGCATCAGTTTTCCTATGTACCTTTTTACCATTTACTAAAACTTTACTTGATCCACCAACTGCAGGGTCTCCACAACTAGTTGAATCTGTACTTTCTCCACGTATTACATTTTTACCATTAGCAAATACATTTAAAGAACCACCTGTATAAGCAGTTTGATGAAATGGACTTGGTGTAGGACTTGCATGTCCTACATGTTTATCATCTTTTCTAGTGACAGCTAAGCTCATTATCTTACACTCCTAACGGAACCGTTGTTTTGTACTTGAAAAGCAGAAAAGTCTACTTTATCATATTCTTTCTTTAGTGAAAGAAAGCTTTTTAAGTTATTTTTATCATCATCAAAAAATCGTACTCTCTCAAAGTCACCTGAACCTAAGTACTTTTGAAAAATCTTTTTCTTAGCACTAGCGGCACTACCACCTAGATTACCAGCTCTTTCTACATGTACTTTGTCTATATCTATACCATGAGCTCTAAAAGTATCTAAAAATAAATCTCTATCATCCATATCAGATCGAGCTGTAATTATAATTACTTTTGAACCTTTTCTAGTAGCATTTCTTATAATTGCTTTTGCTTTTTTTACCATACGTCCAATTGGCATAGCAGTTTGCTGAAACATTTTTGAATTTTTAAATTCACCAAAATCCCACTCTTCATCTTTCTTTAATTTGTACTTATTATATTGTACTGGTGGAAGCTCTTTCACATCACCTGTTTTTTTATTTTTAACTTTTACTTTAGCAGAAGTTTTAAACAAAGTGTCATCAATATCAAAGACTGTAAGTCCTTTACCAGCTTCTTCTTCTAATATGTCAGTAAATTTTTTCATGTCTTTACCAAGTTAAATAATTGTGTAGCTAAATTCATACCAGCTTCATGGTCATTCAAATAGTGAAAGCCAGCTTTAATTCTACCAATACCACATTCTAATCCAGCTTCCATAATACCTACTCTATGAGATGGGTATATACTAGATACATAAAGTCCAGCTAAATATCCTTGGGTTGAATGTCCACTTGGATAAGATTTAGTCTTATTTGTTTTACTGGGTAATCTATCCACATTTAATCCATAATGTTCTGCAGCTGCATAGGGTCTTAATTTAGCAAATTTTCTTTTCCAAAACTTTATAGTTTGTACAGCCTGGTCTTCTAATTCATAAACTTCTCTAGCAGGAAAATCTATATTATTTTCTTTACAATATTCTTTGATAGCAAATGATGGGTCTTCATCATGAGCTGCTACGGATGCTTCCCAAAACTTATTACGAGTTTTTGTTTGCTCTATTACATACTCTATTTTTTCTTGAGTATGTTGTTCAGGCTCAGGCAATTGTGTATATGCCATAGCTAATTTTGGTAATTTAACTTTTGTTCCCATTTTTAATGTTCTCGATATCAGCTTTGTTTTTTTCAATCTCTGCATTTTGTAATGCATCAACAATCTTTTGAGCTTTTTCTTGGTCAGTGTCTTGGTGTAAATCTTTATCAACAATCTTTTCTAATTTAAGAAAAGGTATTCTTTCATTTTGTACAAATCTCCAAGTATAGCCATCATCATTATAAACACCAAAAACAGTTTCAGTAAATCCTATCTTTATAATAAGAGCTGGTTTGCCTTCTAAAATTACTTTATCGCCTTCATTAAAAGACTTGCTCATTCTAAATCTAGCACCTTTTGCAAATCCAGTTGCCCAGTCTTTAATCCACATACCTACAATAATCGAGCCAATCACAGCAGCCCACGGGCCAGCAATGGTCCATATACTAAGTACTTGTGTATTTAAAAGTTCATTCATTAGTTTAACAATATATTTCCAGTTGTATCAATATCAACATCACCTGTGACATTGGTTATTTGTCCATCACCATATTGTTCATTAACTGCACCAGTAATTGTTTCTGTACGTGTACCTTTAATTGTTTCTATATGGTTAGCTTTAGTACCTACTGTAAGGTCTCCTAATGCTGATATATTTAATTTATCAGTGACTGTTTGTGTATGGATAGCGGAAGTAAACATATCTCTTTTACCCATTACAATTTCATTCATATTCGTGGCCACAGAAAGGTCCTCAGAATCACCAATTGTTGTATTCCTTGATTTGTCTACAATACGTATTTCATGGCCTCCTACACGTTGAGTATAGTCTTCGTTTACATTGCTAGAAAATGCTTGACCTACTTCAATTAATTCATTGCCACCTACCGCTGAGTTTCTTGAGCCTTTTACATTCATTGTATAGTCTTTTTCTACTTCAAGATGATAATTGCCTTTTACAAGTTCTTTTTTATCACCATCAATAGTAATATCTACATTACCTTTTACATAAATCTTATCATTTCCAAAAATAACTGTGTAGTTATCTTTTCTAATAGTAGTAGCAACATCACCATCATTTTGAATTTCATAATTAGTACCAGATTGGTGATACATAGATATTCTTTCATTATTTTTAGTATCATCAATTTCAAATACATGACCAGATTCTGTTTCTGTCACTTTATTGAATGGATATATTGGTGTATTACCTTTCATTATTTCTGGCATATCCCAAGTATTTCTTGTAAACTTAGCATCATCTTCTTCATCAATACTTACAGTTTTTAAGAATGGTGGTATTGCTGTTTCTACTTTTGTTTGTCTTTGGTCTACTTTATTAACATATGATGGGTGGGCTTCATATGAAGATTGAAGAGCTGAATCAGGTGTATCAACACCATCACTTCTTCTAGGATGTGCACCTTTCGGGTCATGAAATCCTAGTTCAGGATTTTTTGCATAAGGTGTAGAAGGTAAAGTTCCAAGAATAATATTTTCTTGCATATCACTACCATCAATAAAATAACCAACAACCCATGAACCATTTAAAATACCTGTTGCTGATGTACCTATACCTGCTAATGATGCAGACGTAATAGGCATCACTACTTGAGACCAAGGTAAATCTTTAGTAGGTAAAAGTGTTTTATCATCAGTATGAATACCATGTACTCTTACTTTTATTCTGCCCATCTTCATAGGGTCTATTCTGTCTTCAACAACGCCAGTGAACCAGAACATTTTTCCGTCTAACATACTATACTTCCTCTTTTAAACTTTCTTTAGCACAGTCCATTACCATTTTAACTTCATCACCTGCATAAAAGTCTCTTTTGGCTGTGACATAATATTTACCTGTCCACATATTATCTTTTTCACCCATTCTAGAACCAGCAGGGTCTGGATTTGGTATATCTAATTGTACAACTTGTCCAATATCAACTTCAGGATTACCTTTAACTGTAATTTGTACTAATTGATTATAACCTGTGACTGATGACCTTTTTAAACCAGACAAGTCACTTTGATATTGTGAACTTGCAGAAAAATATATTCTGCCCATTCCATAATCTTGATTATAATATTGTGGAAATGGATTTAAGTATTTTGCTTTATCAAATTCTTTATGATAATTCCAATTAAGAACAGTTTGAGTTTTTTCTTTTAAACTAACATCATATTCTCTGGCAACTAAATAACCTTCTCTTAAAGCTTTTGCCATATCATAAGAATGACCAAACTTTAAATCAGATATAGCTGATAAATCTTGTTCCACATTAGGTATACCATCAGTAGAATTATTTGCTCTATACTTAAAAGTGAATGGTGGATTATCTTTATAAAAATCTAAAGCTTTTTCAATAGGCATAAAGTTATATAGACCTTTACTGTCTTGAAAGAACCGAAATCTTATATCATCAGTTGTAGAAACTGCATTTGATGCTAACCAGCCTATAGCTCTTGTAGGACTCCAATTGGGAATAATAACTGTTGAACTACCTTTTGAAGCTTCAAATACACCAAATTTTTCGTCTGTATATTTTTGAAATATTTTTAAAGCAATTTCATTAAATGGACCAGTAAATGATTGAGAAAACTTTTGATGCAAACCTTGGAAAGCAAATTCAGATATACACTCTAAAATATACATCCTACTAGTTTCTAAATCAGATAAACCTTTTATTTTAGTAATTCTTAAAGTGTAATCTCTTATTTGACCCATAATATCTATTTGTACTTTAAATAGGTCACCACCTTGTACAGGGAAACCTGATATTATGTTTCTACCATCAGTAATTAAAAACTCACCCATAATAGTTCTATCAACTATGGATGAAAAGATATTCATTTCTGATACCATCATAGTGATATCAGCTGCTTCTCCACCTCTAATTATTTTTGCGCTTTTTAGTTCGTAAGCACCAGTTTGTTTTCCGCTAGCCATTTATATACTCTTGTATTTCGTCAATCAATTTGTCTACTACTTTTGATGTCGGAATAATAATATTTCTTTTTGTTTCATTTAACTCTTCTTCATGTGTTTGAATTGACACAGGAGCTACTGTAGGATATGTAATTCCTATACCATTTGCATCTTTTCCTGTTGTATTATTTACTATTGAATCATAAGAATATTCTTTTTTATTTGCATCTATAAAATGTCTAGGTTTAGTCACAACACTTGTTCCTGTCACAGAGCTTTTAAAATTATTACCTGTTGTACCTACAAACTGTATGAATTCCATTACTTGTACTTTTGTAAGAGTTTGTGAAACACCATCACTGTCAGTTTGTACTTTATATTTTTGAAATAAAAATTCATCTTGTTGCTGTTGGTCTCTTGGCCAATCATTATAGATACTCATTATATTATTAGCAAGCATGATAGCCCAGTGTTTACCGGTATCAGAATAATAATCATAAGCTAAATTTTCTGGTGTATCTCCGTCTTTGATAGAATAAAATTCAAAGTTATCAGAATTTGTAGTAATCTCATCTCTCATTTTAGGACGTATAGACATATCAGTCATAACTCTTTTTACACCGTCAGAAAATTCATATACTATTCTATTGTATTGTTTGAAGTACATTATTCAGACACCTTGTTTTGAATTAATGGTTCTATTTCTATATAGCTTAATGTTAAAGATGTTTTTACTGGTGAACCATCTTCATGTAAAAAGTTTTCAGCATCACCACCATATTGAATATCACAAGATGATAAGAAACATTTAAAAGGTTGTTGATGATGAGTTAATAGATTACCGTTTCTATAGTATTTTATGTCCCATTGTGAAGGCATTTTAAGAAAGTGTTCACCAGCATTACCAGTGTTTACACTTCCACCACCTTTAGATGGTAGCATATAATATAAAAACATATCACAAATTCTTTTAACTTCTTCAGCTTCTCTTGAATTTCGTGGGACTAAATCAAATGTATAATTAAAAGTTCTATGAGCCATGCCGCCAAATACTTGATATGAATATGGATTTACTATTTGTCCTTCTGCAATAGCAATTGTATCTCCTACTTGTCCTGATTGTCTTACAACTTCAGCTAAAACACCTTCTGCCAATTTAGAATCTGATTTTGTCTGATTAAAAGCATCAGCTATACTACCGCCACCAGCTTTCTTGGCAGCTTTGATTGCTTCCATTCCCATTGCACCAATATCTTTTTGACTATAATCTGCAGATGTAGTAGCATTTAAACTATCTGGTAAATATAATGATATTGAACCTTGTTGTCTTACTTGAGGTGCTTCTGATTTTATACCAGATGATAATATAAAGTCTCCTATTTTAACTTTACCATTTACTAATTTACCAAACTTTGTAGCTTTTGCTGATAATGAACCACCATCAAATATACTACCAATTGCATTCACTGTATCTACAGCTGCATCAGCAATAGATTCTAGTTGGCCACCAATAGCTTTACCTATTTGTTTAAATGGATTTCCTGCACCTAGGTCTATATCAAAAGCAGAACCACCGTCTGATTTTCCGAATAAACCACCTGAACCTCTATCTGCTTTATTGCCGTAATTAGTTGGTTCATAAGATAACTCTTCAGGCATAAAAGTAATGTAGTTCGGTGAACTGTTAGTTCCCAAATCTTGTGGAAATCTTAAGGCTTTAAAATTTTCTGGCATATTAAATAATCCTATAGAGTATTTATTATGCCGACTTACAAAGGAAAATTAGCAGCGTTAAATAATCCTGACAAATATACGGGTGATGTAAAGAACATTACATACCGTAGTATGTGGGAAAGAAACGTAATGAAATGGTGTGACGACAATCCTGCAGTCCTTGAATGGGCTAGTGAAGAGATTGCAATACCATACCAACACCCTGTGACTGGTAAAAGAGCTAGATATTATCCTGATTTTTATATTAAATTTAACGATGGTGTAATAAAAGTTATTGAAGTTAAACCTAAAAAAGAAACTGTTGCACCAGCATCACCTACAAGAAAATCAAAAAGATGGATTGAAGAAACTGCCAGGTTTGCTATTAATGCTGAAAAATGGAAGAATGCTCAGATTGCTTGTTCTAAAAATGGACTAAGATTTGAAATATGGACTGAAGAAACTCTACAAAAAATGGGTATCTTAAAATGGGAAGCTGAGAAATCTCAATTATTAGCTGAAAGAAGATTACTTAAAAGAAAAGAAATACAAAAACGAAAGCCTTATACTAGACCCACAAGGCGTTCTTAAGTAGCATATGCATCTGAATATCCAACTTGGGTATTAGTACCACCAGGAGTAATATTAGTTGTTTGACTTGATTGATTATTATTTGTCGAAGAAACTACAACTGTATCACCAGTAGCTCCACCTCCACTATTATTTTGTGCAGCAGCTGCATCTATATTATCTGCTGTATTTTGATTACTAACCTGACCAGCTGGTTGAATATCTCTAGATTTAAGTAAGTCCTCTACAAATCTTCTATCTTTTCTACTTAAATCAGCATCTTTCAATAACATGTTTAACTTTTCACTACTTGCTTTTTCAGCCATTTCACGGTTAAGTTTGTTATTACCAAAGCCTAAAGCTCCTTCAGCTTCAACTAATCCTTCATCAATTGCATCTGTTAGTTCTGCAGTATCACCACCAAAAAACTTTCTAACTTTTTCTCCAACAGCTTTAAAAAAATCT